GGCGGCGCTTGATCATTCGCATTGTCTGTAAAGAAAACATAGGGCTCTCCTGTCTCTACACGGCTCTTAATCAGCTCTTTCCAACGTCTACGGGCTTCTGTGTCGCCAGCTTTTACCTTCTCTATAAAGGCATTTGAAACGCAAACGCCGTGGTGAAGATTAAGGCATTGACGATTGGTATCGCCGGTTGGTCTACGAGACTGAAGGAACTCGTCAAAATCACCGTGTTCAATATCAATGTAGGCAGCACAAGCACCACGACGAGTAGAACCCTGAGAGATGCCAAGAATAACGCTATCTGCCATTTTAAGGAATGGAACTACACCATCTGAGTGTCCACCTTTGGAGATTGGTGTTCCTTTAGCACGAACATCATTAACGTGGATAGCTGTTCCACCACCATACTTGGATAGCATTGCTACTTCTTGTAGGGTTTCAAGAATCTCATATGTGTCGTCTGCCATATATGAAGAGAAACAAGAAATAGGAAGCCCTCTGGTTGTTCCAGCATTGCATAATACTGGAGTAGAAGGGCATAGCCAGTTCTTCCACATAATATCAAAGAACTTATCTTCTAACTCTGACTTTTTTAAGGATTGAGCAACGGAAGCCGCTACACGACGATACATCTGTTTAGGCGTTTCATCATTCCATAAATAACCGCCTTGCAACATTTGGAGTGCATCTTTTGTAAGCCAGTCTGGGGCTTCTCCTTCTGCTTTTAATTCTTCTAATGTTTTTTTCATATTTTACCCTAAACAGTTAATATATATCGTTCTAATCAAATTTAGAAAATCTTCTTTATCTCTGTTGCTTTTTAAATCATTGCAAGTCCAACAACAACTCAAAGCATTATCTTTAGTGTATCCTTGCCCAATATTAGCTTCGTCAATTCCATTATAACATATAACTCTTTGTTCATATTTTCTTTTTTGAAGAAACTTTCCTTTTGGTGGCGAGTTACAATAAAAACAATTTGAAAATATAAGATATTTTACGTCTTCATATGTCAAATCAAACGGAACATTTTTATTTTTTGCATGAGCAACATATCGGCTATATAATCCTTTAATGCACCGTTCTTCTATTGTTACTCCTTTATTTTTAAGGTTTAAATCTCGTTTTAAACAACCACAACTTCCTGTTTTATTAAATAAATTATCTTTCGTAACAACTTTTTCTTTACCACATTCGCATAAACATTTATATAAATGTCTTTTGTGTTCATTCCTACCGAGATATTCTGTCACGATAAAACGTTTGAATTTATTGCCTATTAAGGCTTGTGGATCAAAACATTTCATCAAAATTTACAACTCCACGGCTATAGTCCGTTGGCTTAACGCTAAAGAAATCATCAAGTCTTACTCCAGCTCCAATAGCATCAAACCATTCCATACGCTTCAATGCTTCCTTGTCTACATTCTTCCAGTTTTGTTTTAAACCGAGTTTTCCAAGTTGCATATTTGCACGGTGACGAATGAAATCTTTTAAATCTTCCTTGGTAAGACCTTCAATATTGCCATGTTCAAAGACTCTATCAATAAAGTTATCTTCTAAAGCCACAGTATCTCTTGCTGCTTGGTAGATTTCTTTTTTGAACTCGTCGGTCCAGATTTCCGGATTTTCCTCAACAAATGTTCTAAACAAATAACAACCAAATTCCGAATGTAAGGTTTCATCCTTTATGCTCCATGTAACAATCTGGCTCATGCCCTTCATCTTATTATAACGAGAGAAATGCAAAAGAACAGCAAATGAAGAGAAGAGAGAGACGCCTTCTGTAAAAGCAGAGAATACAGCAAGAGACTTAGCCATAGTCATCTTCTTTTCTGTGGTCATATCCGTTGTATCAATATTACCAGTTTCTACAAGACGATCAATCTTTGCCTTAATGGTTGGCTCTGCAAGGAAAGCCTTATAATCGGCAAATCCAAGAGTTTCATCAAGCAAGGAATAGGCTTGAGTATGGATGGTTTCAAAAGAAGCCATGGTTGTAGCAGCCATTACAACTTCTGGATGCTGGAACCAACGACCTACCTTATTTGACCAATAATCGTTGACAAAGATTTCGGTTTGAGTGAATCCCTTTAGAATGCCGCCAATGATAGACTTCTCTGAGGGGGTAAGATTCATATTCCAATCAAGAAGGTCTTGATTAAGAGTAACCTCTGAAGAGAGCCAATGTGCTTGCTGTTGCTTAAGCCAATAGTCATGCGCTTGGGGGTATGAAAATGGCTTGTAATTGATGCGACGATCTAATAGGGACATATAACACCTCAATGATTTTTCTGGAAGTCTCTAATCTTCTCACGGAAGAAGTTCTTAAGATTTCCATCTTCAAGTTCTTCCTGATCGGACTTCATCTTATTAAACTCTTCTTCTGAGAGAATACGGAGTTTAGAGCGGGCAGTATCCAAGTGTATCTGGAATTGAACACCATCTACACCGGCTCTGTTCTTTGCAATAAAGATATTGCCATAACCTGTGCTCTTGCTCATGCTCTTTCTTGCAAGACCGAGAACAAAGTCAGCAACGTGTGCCTGACCATAAGCTTCTGCCATATTTGTAAGGTCAACATAATCTTTATTAGCACCTTCCTTATTTGACTGAGAAGCTGTCCATACTGGAATATCTACTTCATTAGCAAAGCCACGAAGTTCTTCGTAAATCTTCTTTAGTTCAAGACGAAGAAGCTCATACTTCTCTGTAGAACGCATAATACCAGCGTAATCAATAACCAATACGTCAGGGCGGAAACCTTCATTTGCAAGCTTATCAATGTGAGCACGAAGGGTATTGATTGTTGCTGTTCCAGTTGGATAATACTTGATCTTCAAACGACCAAGAGTTTCTGCATTATCTTCATAATACTTCTTAATCTGTTCCTTGTGGTCATAACAATCAATACTGTCAATGCCAAGCAAATGACTGTCATAACGAACACCAACCGCTCTCTCATTCAACTCAAACGTATAATGCAATACATTCTTGCCTTGTAGTAGAGCTTGTGCTCCAAAGTGGGTAAGTAGGTGAGATTTCCCTACCCCTGTAGGAGCAATGATTACACCGAGTTCACCAGCACCAAGACCGCCATTAAGGATCTTCTTTTCATCAAGTTGTTTAACGCCGGTAGCTACAGTTCTACGGAAGGTTTCGCTATAACGAGCATCAACATCGTCTTTAAGTTCAAGACCTGGGGAATGCTCATTGCCGGCATTAATAGCCGATTTAATGGTTTCTACAACCTTCTCATACTTCTCTGTCTCAATGAACTCAATAGAGGCTTCAAGAGCCTTCTGAAGTCCTGCACGCTTACAGAAATCAAGAGACTTCTCCTTAACATAACCAAGATCACCAAGATCCTTATTCTCTTCTACACGGAGAAGGAAATCATGGATTTGGGAACGAAGAATGCTATCGGATGGGTTCTTTAGTTCAGAAGCTACTATTTGGGCAAGTAGAACCATTGATGGGAACTCCTTATATTTCTTGTTATAAGACATATAAGTGTCTGCAATCTTTTTAAGATATGCAAACTGGAAGAAGTTAACATCAAGGACTTCTGCAAACTGTCCTGCCCAATTTCTATCAATCAGGAATGCTTGGACAATCTTCTCTTGGAAAGATTTATCAAAAGAGAAATGCTTTCCAGTTTCAGCCTTAGTTGGCTCTGGTTTAGTCTGTTCACCACTCATCGTTTTCATAAATACTACGCTCATAGGTTTCTTTCACCTTACCTTAATCAATTCCAAAAATTAATTTAAACCCCTAAATTATCGCACAAAATTGCGCATTTGGGAACAAAAGCGATCATAATCAAAGGTTGTGTTAATGCCACATTCCATGATTGTCCTGATTAATCCAAGCTTATCCATCTTGGGTTCGTGTGTATCCACAATGTAGTTAATCTTGTTAATCTGACTGGCACTTAAGTTGCTACTATTCAAATACATCAACTCCCAATTCCGTCTTATTAACTCTTCACATTGGGATATATCGTCATATATGGCAATAGGTTTCTTCTTTCCTATATTTGCTGCACGGGCTTCTGAAATGATGGTAGCTATATCTACGTCCTCTTCCTCGGAAGCCATTTTAGGAAATCGTTTGGCTACCGTCTTGAACCCCGCACCAGGGACACCAGCTACGTTATCGCTATCATCTCCAGCTATGGTTTTAGCTAAACAAAAGTTTCTTGCAGATATTCCAAACTTATTTATAACTTCTTTGCTATCTATAATCTTACGAGTAGCAGGATCATATATTTCTATTAATGGATTATGCAATAACTGATAGAAGTCTTTATCGTTAGAAACGATAATCTTTTTGGCGTTTACATTACGTAGCTTATCTTGAGCAAGATATGCAATGATATCATCGCATTCTGTATCTTGCACGTAGACCTGGCATACGGGAGTGCTCTTGAGTAGAGCTGTTAGCATGGTGATCTGTTGAACCCTTGTCTCGTCATCCAATGCTAAAACATCCCGTATGCTCTCCTTACCTTGTTGGATTTTCTTCACTTCCTTCATCTTGGCTCTATTCGCCTTGTATTCGGGGGAAATGTGTCTGCGCCTTTGAGACGCACCACCGTTTTCCCAGACAACGTATACACGGGATGGGCAGAAGGTTCCAACAAGATAGTCAACCGATTTCATGAATCCAACCACTCCACCAACCGGCTGACTACGGAGATTAATTTCTTGATTGACCAGGAAATGCCGAATAAAATTATTGAATGCATCGATGATTAGTATCGGTCTTTCTTGGGTTGGTTGGGACATAGACTTAACATATACCAACGAATTTAATTGATATACCGGTTAGATTTCAATTCTTCAAATATATTTAACTTTATCTTTTGAGGAGATTAATATATGAAGATTACAGTAAGACAACTTAAACAGCTTATCCGTGAACAAATAGAAGAAGGAGCTTCGCCGTGGGGACGAGACGAACCGCTCTCGCACGCAGAAATTGAAAGTCGGGCGAGACAAAGAGAAATTGATTCAGAATATCGTCGAGGACAAGACAAATATAACGCCGAGCAACGACAACGAAGCGAGAGAGAAAGAGCAGAAAGAGAAGCCGACGTAGAGCGGCGCAATCGAGAACATGCCGAAAGTCAAAAGCAGGGGCGGGAAGCGGCGTTTAATCAAGCACTTAAAGATCAAGGAACAGAAATTGCGGATCTCATTATAGGATTTTTAAATCGGAAAAACGCACATAATAATAAAACTCTCGGCAGTAGTATTAATAAGGTAATTGCTGATATTCCGCAATATGCAAGCAACGGGGCCCCTATGGGATTTGGCAGTAGACCATTTGATCCGGATGATTTAAGAGCGGCTGTTGATAGTCGTCTAAAATCGGTAAAAATTCCAAATTTCGGAAACAAGACAGCTTTTGACGTTGTAAAAATGGTAACTAAAAAAGGTTGGAAGCCAGGATTATTCGGTTTAGGTTTCATGGGACTTGAAGAAGAAATTCAACAAATGGTAAAAGAAGAAGTAGCACGTCAACTTCGCAACAAACGCTGAAAAATAAAGTTAAATCTAAAATTGAAAACGCCGCAAGGAACTTAATCCAAGCGGCGTTTCTCTTTTCTATCTAACCTATTTCACTTACCAGATGAACCAAACCCAGCAGAACCACGATTTGTCTCAGTAACTTTGCTTGTCTCAAACATTAATACCTCACCAGCAGTAGCTACCTTGTAAACTACCAACTGAGCTATTCTATCACCAATATTAAATACCGCATCAGCAGCACTATGGTTAATAAGCGTAACGCCTATCTCACCCCTATAGTTTGGATCTATAATACCACCAACAGGGAATATACCCTTACTGGCTAATCCACTACGTCCCTCTATCTTCATAAAGATACGATTGCGGTCATTGTCCATTATTGGCATATCTGCCAATTGAATACCGGTTGATATTTTAGCTAAACCGTGAGCTGGAACATTTATATTTTCCGCACAATAAACATCAAAGCCGATATCTCCATCTCTAACCGCATGAGGTAGCTTGGCGTTGCTATTCATGAGTTTAAATTTGATATTGATAGTTTTTGGTGCCTTTGGTATTTGAGGATCAAACCAATTACGGTCTACGGTTTTGTATGTATCTTGTGCTACTGGTTCTTCTATTGCGATTCTGATTGCATCATTTGGATTATGTGATTTCATGTTTCTCCTGTGTTTAAAATGATAAAGGCGACAATCCTTTTAACCTTTCAGTTAGTTTAGATTATCGCCTTTACTTTGGGTGTTATGTGTTGTGTGTTATAATCAGGCGCTTAACTCATCAGCAGTTCTTACATCACCTTCTGCAATTGCCTCAAACGTGGAATGGCTTTCGGTGGGGTCGTCCTTGCCTATGACGAGTGCTGCATCCATCAGGGCATTAACGTAATCTAAGTATTCTGGTTTGTTCAAAACTTTCTGTGTAAACTCGTTTTTATAGAACTTAACTTCGGTTTCAACTTCACCGGTCTTTAGATCCATTACGGTAAACGTTTTCCAAGCTGCATCACCAGCTATCATAACGGATTTATTGTTTACCATAACGCCGCTCTTTGAGTTCTTACAATATTCACGAAGAAGATCAAAAGTTTCATCATTCTCAAAGATACCCTTACCGAACATTATCTGGAAACCTACCTTACGGAAAGGCTTGGCAACTTTGTTCTTAATGGTCTTAGCCGTTACATTAATCCCTATAACGTTTTCATCTTTATCTTTGATAGGTGAACCACCATCAAGACGGATACGAACGGATGATGAATAGGGGATTGCCATACCTCCAGATGTTGTAGTGTTGTGATTGATTTGACCTTCTGCAAGGTAACAATGAGTATTTGCTACTTGGCAATCAACAACTTGGATTGGCTGTTTAACTAACTCTGCACCCGGATGATCTGCGAGCCTTACATATTCTTTTCCAAGAAGAACTTTATGATCGGCGGTTCCATGTAATGTATTAAGTTGATAATGTTCGGCAGCATTCTTTTTAACTACATATGCTTCTAAAGCTTGCCAAACTTCTTTTCCAGTTGCTTCATCGTATGATAAGATTTGATATCCTTCTTCTTTGATATCATACTCTTCTGGAGTATCCAAATCTTCTATTCCTAATCGTTTTGCCAACTCTCTAAATGTTATTTCTTCTTCTATATATTCTTCCATTTTAGGGCTCCTGTTCCATGTGTTGGTTGTTTATGGTGACATATTTTACATAATGTTCTACCATTATCTCTGTTCCATAGTTCTTTACATTCTATAGCGTTTTCTAATGTACATATACCGTTTTCTAAAAGAATGACTGAGAATGGTTTTATATGATCTGCCTGTATGTCTTCTTTATCTTGACAAAGGATACATGCAAATCTATCACGCTCAAATACATCAAGTCGCCAAGCTTTATATTTGTCGTGCTTTCTTATTAAATCTACGAGTTTTGTTTTGCCGCCTTTCCAGTTTCCATTTTCTTCACCATACCTTGGATTATTTTTACTGTAAGCACTAAGATTTTTTTTGATTTTTTCTAAATGTTCTCCAGAGGGCGAATATCTTGGAAGATTATAAAGTTTTAGATCACACTTTTTAGACAACTTTTTTATTATTTCTCTTGTTTGTTTTTCGCCACGATTTATTAATATCGCAATCTTTTTATACGGAACCTCTTTCTTAGACAAGTCTATAATAAACTCTACTTCATTTGGAAAAAGATCGGACGGTAAAAACTTGATCTGTTCCCATACACAATATTGTTGTAATAATCTGTTATAAACCTTATCACCAATATTTAACTGTTTTTTTATATAGTAATGGGTTACGTAACCAAGTTTCCACCAGTCCTTTAGTTTTTCTATACATTCTTCGCTTATTTTTACTTGGCGAGAAAGACCGATGTTTTTTTTACGTTCTTCTGTATGAGGTTTCCTTTTTTTCTTCGTTGTTGGCATCATATGCTTAAATATGCGCCTATATGCTCATTTCCTTCTGCGAATTTTTATTTTCGTATCTGGAGTTACACACGGATCACCGAACATTACACCGATCTTTTGGCGCTGTTGGCTAACAAGAACCAATAGAACCTTTTGACCGCCGATAACGTTAGCAATCTTTCTCATGCCTTTAGAAAGAACACGGGCTTGTAGACCGATTGTATTTTGGTCATAATCGCCTTCTAACTCAGCCTTTGGCGAGGACTGAGAGACGCTATCCCATATAACGGTTACGGGAACATCTTTTGTCATTGTGCGAGCTTTGAGGATAGTGCTTTCTATTACAGAAAGGATTTCCTCTGTGCATGGAGACTGAACGAATACGAATCTTCTTGCCACATCAACACCCATAGCTGCAAGAGTATCCGGATTTGTTGCATTTTCGGTATCAATATAGACGGCTATACCACCCATTCTTTGAGTTGAGCGGGCGATTTGAGCCATTAGGGTTGATTTACCGATACCTGGCGGACCTTGTATTTCTACAATACGTCCTTCTGGCATACCACCGTTTCTACGATTAGCAATGATATAATCAAGCTGACGAGAGCCGGTAGAAATCCAGCGATGAACATGAGTTGGTGCATCATCTACACCAAGATTGAAAGCGATCTTATCATTGTGTTCTTTATTGATTGCTTTGATAAGATCCGACGAGAAATCGTCTATTACTGTATCTTGAACTGTTGCTACTGTATCTCCTGATTTTTTTGTTGGTTTTGCCATGTGTTTCCTTCTTTCCAATCATCATATACTAACCGCCCCTAAACGTAAACTGAAAAGGGATGAAAAA